AAAGATCCTCAAGATCTATTCTCAAGTGATGTTGAAACAATTGGTAAATTGGATATTGAAATTGAGTTCAACTGTGATTATCCATGGCATGAACCTTGGGTTAAGAGTAAGATTGAAAATAACTACATTCCTGCTCTTATTGCTTCAAGGGATACTGTTAATAGTTATTCTATCTAAGGAGACAAATATATGAAGGAATTAAGATGGTTAGCTGAGTATGTTGTAGAATTCTCAGATATGTCTGATTTTGCAAAAGAGATTGCTCTTGACTTTATTTCAGAGGCAGATGAAACACAACTAAAAGTTCTTTTAATGGATGGAATGTTAGTGTTAGATGCCGATAAAAAATTGGTTGAGAGCGAGTTTAAAAAATCCAATCTTCCAGTACTATTAGAGTATGAAACATCTGGAAGAAAAACTGCAATGTCTGTTGCTGGATTAACTATTGGTCTTGGACCTGTTTGGTGGGCAGTATATCGTGCAATTAGATCTGCATTTGATAAATGTACAGAGAAGTGTGGTACATTCAAAATCAATAACCGAGAAAGACAAGTATGTATGCAAAAATGTAAAGAGGAGAGAGATAAAAAAATAGCAAATTTAAAAGCCAAAGCTAAGATGAGTAAAAAGAAATAGCTATTAAAACAAGAAATAGAAAGGAGATATATCAATGTTCAAAGGTTTTAATCTTAAGTATCCTGAGTACGAAGTCATAACACCACAAACAAAATTGTCATTTACTGTTAGATCCTTGAATGTTCAAGAGGAAGAAAGACTAAAAGGGAGTCTTCTCACACCTCAAAAAATTACTGAGCACTTAAATAAGTGTTTATATGAATCTCTGGTTACCAAACCAGAAGTTATTAAAGATTTTAAAACATTCCTTGAAAATGTTACTCTGAAAGATAGGGATGCTCTTTTATATGGTCTCTACCATATTACATACGAAGAAATTAGAAATTATGACATTAAGTGTGGAAACTGTAGAAAAGATTATCCTGTTACAGTAAAAGCTTCAAGTACATTTAATGCTAATCCTTATCCAGAAGAAGATGATATAAGAAAGAAGAAGATTTTGATTAATCTTCCTGTTTCAAAAGGTGTTAAAGCATATTTGAAACAACCTGTTCTTCTTGATGAAGTTGAAGCAATAAAGAATCTTTCTGCTGCTCCAGGTCTCACTATTGATAATATTGTTGAAACACTTATTATTGATAGATTTGAACAGGATGTTGAAGCAGCAGTTGAGCCTGTTGTCTGGACAGATAGAAATGATATTATTGATGCATATAGAAGTCTTCCAGCAAAAGATAAAAGATCTATTTACGAAAAATATAATGAAGAATTTGGTAAATATAATATCGAGTTAAAAATGAAAACATTTTGTATTCATTGTGGAAATGAAGAGACAATTAATATTGATCTAGTCGAAAACTTTTTTCGAATGGTATACAGTTCATGAGGATAAGATAGATCAATATCGAAAATCTCTGCAATTAAATATTTTTTCAGCAATAGAAATGCTAAGACAACAATATGATACAGTTATGTTAATGCCAGTAAAAAGATTTTATGACATGTTAAAATGGAAATCAGAACTTGAAGAAGAAAGATCAAAATTAATGCAGGAAAAAGCACAACAATTCCAAGCACAACAAAAACAAAAGAGTAAAAGATAATGGCAAATATTCTAGAAAGATTTAATAAATATTCTGTAGGAACCAGCAATGCTGATGCAGATTATACATCAAAAATATCATCTAAAGGTGACTTTACTAGAATAGAAGGTCTTAAAGCCATTTTAAATTCTTGGAATAACATTCTTCTTACTCCTTTGAGATCTGTAGATAATGATCCAGAATATGGATGTGAATTGTATAAATATGTTTTTGCTCCACAAGATGAAGTTACCAGAGATCTTATTAAAAGAGAAGTATATCAAAGATTATTTTACTATGATGACAGAGCAAATATTCAAGATGTCCAAGTTGGTTATTTAAAAGATAGAAAAGGATTTTACTTAAATATCTTTATTAACTATAAGGGACAAAAAGATAATCTTCAAGTTTTTATTGATGAAAATAAATACTTCAATGCTGTTCAGTCATAAGGGATAAAAAATGGATTTATACTATTCTGTTCTTAAACATTATAAAGGATTGTTTAAGAAGAGGCATGTTCGAAATACACACACATTAATGGTTCCTATAAGTCAAACACATAGTTTATATTTAGTTTTAGTTGGAAGATCAACTGAAGATGATACGATTTTTTATGCTCAATTAGTTAAAAAAATTCCAAACGATATTGTTGAAGACTTGCTAAATGCAGAAATTGATTATTTTGAAGAAAGATTCTCTGTATTAGAAAAAATTTCTTGTTCTGCATCTAAAATGAATGATATTTATATTACTAAAATTAATAACAAAGGAAAATATATAAAATCAAATATTTTAACAACATTTAATGAAGAAGAGAGTACAAATAAAAGAAGAATATATGTAATAAAAGCAAAAATAGATTTAGAATTAACTGATGCAATAACACCTGAGAATTTAGGAATGGTAGCAGCAAAGATAATGGCAAAATTTGGAGATTTGGATAGAATAAAGGTTTAAAAAGAACAGGAGGATTAAAATAACATGTTAGACAAAAAGTTAGTTGAATCAGCATGCAAGAAAATGATACTAACGGCTGTAATGGAAAGTGAAACTCTTTCTAAAAAACTTTCACTAGAAGAACACACCAAGCTATGTGAGAAAGTTCTTGAAATGAAGTATAGCGAAGTTCTTCCTTTGGTTTTTGGTGGTGATCCACTCCCAACAAATGAAGCAGAAGGAATGAGAGATTATGAAAGTAAATTTAAAAGAGCCGTGAAGTATGGTGTTGCTGGTGGAGCTGGTAGTTATGCTACTAGAAAAGCTGTTGGGAAAGCAACAGGTAAAAGCCTTACAGGACTAAAAGGTGTTGCACATCCAATTACTAAAACAAAATGGGGAGTAATTGGTTCTGGTCTTGGTATGGCAGCATATTATCTATACAGAAAACTCTCTGATCCTTGTAGAGCAAAAGCTGCTCTATCAACAGGAACAGCTGGTGAAAAAGCTACTATTAAACATCAATGTCAAGCTGAAGCATCAAAGAGAGTTATTTCGCAACTGAATTCTCAATTATCTAAATGTGATAATACCAAAAATCCAGAAAAGTGTAAGAAGGGAATTCAGAAAGAACTTGGTGTTTGGAAGAAGAGACTTCAGAATGAGTTAATTAGCCTTGCAAAAGCAAAACGCCAGGCATAATTAAACATGAAATTATTATCTTCTTATCTAAAATTTCTTTCTAATACTAACCAACTGTTATCCGAACAAGAAGAACAATTAGCTAGAAGATTAGCAAAATACATTATGTTAATGGCAGATGACGTTCTACTATTACTTAGTAAAAAAAGAGCTGTCATTAAACAGTATGGTCAAAACTCTGAGATAGTTAAAAAAATATCAGATGAGATTGAAGATAAGAAAAAGAAAATAGAAAAAGCAAAACAAAAACTAAAACTCTTAAAGGCAAAGAAATAAATGCAATTATATGGAAGATTGTATGAGTACATAAATGAGTATTGGAAACTAATACATGATACTTATGCTGTCCATGCAATTCCATTTTTAGTAAGTTATTACCATATTAATAAACAAGCAACAATTTGGGATAAGACATACATGATGGGTGGTTCATATGAGAAATTTGGTGAACTAACTGGAATGAAATGGGATAAATATTTACTACTCCCTGTATTTTATGTTGAAGAAACATTTACAATTTTTGATGCCCAAGAAATTGGATATGTAAACGAAGGTGAATCTGGTTTAGTAGTTCCTTCGAATTATGGTTTTATCCCTTTAGCAAATGATATGGTTAAATTTAATGTTGATTATTTAAGTAATAGGTTACCAGATCCAAGTAGTATATTTGCTGTTACTGGTTTACAACATCATCCTGGTATGGATAAGTCATACTGGAAATTAAAATTATCTGTTGAGCAGTCAGCAAATACAGAAATTATTGATAGACAAGTTGAGAATACATATGTATTTTATGACTATGATAAGAAGATGCATACTGTTCATGATTCAGCATCAATGACAAAAATGTTATCTAAACACAATACTTTGAAAGGAAGACTAAAAAATCTTTTCGATCAGAACTCTGGTTTTTATTTTGTCTAAAGGGAGTCGACTAAATGGCAAATAGCACAATGTCTGACCAAATCTATCTATCCAGAGATCAGGTCAGAAACCAAATTGTAGAGTTTGCAAAATACTATTTAGAGTTAGAAAATATAGTATTAGCTAAATCTTCATTTTTATCATTTGTAATTAGTACATTATCAACACTGACTTCAAATCTCCTGTTCTATGAAACTTCAGTATATAGAGAGTTCTTTTTAACTACAGCTCAGCTTCCAGAATCAGTTCTAAATCTCTCAGCATTTTTGGGTTATAATACTAAAGAAGCTGAGTATGCGACAGTCAATGTTTTGATGACTATTCCATTTGGATTTGAAGATTCTCATGCTACTTTTACTATTCCAGAGGCTTTTAAATTTTATGGTGGAGATGTTACATTTCAAACATATTATAAAGCAGATGTAAATGTATACAATAATTCATATGTAACTCTAGTTATTACAGAAGGAAACAAGGTTTATTCTCTTCCTGTAAACATAGACACTACATCATCAACACCTGTATTTGAGTTTGTACTTCCTTTGAGGCAATATAAAAAGGTTATTCAAGAATTTCAGATTGATAGCGATCTTCAAATTTATCAATTTACTACAATTGATGTTCCTCTATCAGGAAAAGTCTCAGAAATGTTTGTTGAAGTTAAAGACCCAGATGGTACGTCGTGGAGATTATATACTGAATTTCAAAGTTTATATTTAATGACGTCTACAGATTATGGATACGTTTCTCGGAGAACCTCTTTTGGAAGAAGGTTATACTTTGGTAATGGATTAATTGGTGTTCAACCACTTCCTGGATCTACTGTCAGAGTTACAGTATATGAAACAGAGGGAGCTGACGGAAATGTAATAGCTGGATCAATTGTATCTGGTGATAGAATTTATACTACAACATTAGCTGGATATACTAGAATTCTTAGTTATTCTGTTGTTAATACATCTGATGCTTTTGGAGGAGAAGACGAAGAATCAATAGAAGAAGTCAGATCCAATGCAATAGCAAGTTTGACAGCTCTTGGTCGTTTGGTTTCAGAAACAGACTACAAAGCAGCTAGTGTCGTAATTCCTGATTCTCCATTAGCAGCATCATCAATTCCTGTTTTGAAAAGATCTGATGTAAAAGTTAACGAAGTTCAGTTATTTACATCTATTATTTTTAATAATGAAATAGTTCCAACAAGAAATGTAAAATTAGAAACAGATCCTTCAGTTTTATATATTCCAAGAGAAACAATAATTATAGATGATGGTGAACAATATTATACGGTATTTGACATAACTGTCGACCAATTAAACAAGAGTGCATACTACTATTATATAATGTATGAAATTGAACAGATACCAACTCTTATTACAAGCTACGGAACAACATATGAGTTATATGCTACATTAGTAGTTGTTGGAAAAGTTGGAAGTACAGCATCAATATATTTATACTATTCATCAGATGAGATTGATTTTAATATTTGTGAATGTGAAATTACAATTTTACAAACTAATCAAAAGTTTACAATGACAAATGATTTCGCAAATAAAAGATTTGTATATACATTTGATCCATATACATTGATTCCAGAGGGAGATTTAACATATTATTTTACAATTTCTAGATCATCATCTCCGTTTGGTCAATATTCTGCAAAGTTTACATTTAGAAGATCATTGAAAGATTTTATGATATCAAATATGGAACTGGATTCCACAAGTGAAATTATATATGATATTCCATGTGTAAGAAAAAGTTATTACGATGATATAGACAAAAGAGACTTTGAAACCCAGGTGTTACAAAAATTAGTTGAGACTATGACATTTTATAACTATAGAATGTTAACAGATTTTACTAATCTAAAGTTTATTAATACTTGGGGAACAATGGAAAACATGCAACACAACGAAGTTACTAAACTTCCCGTAATTGATATTCAATGTAATCCACCATTAATAGGTGATTCCGGTGATAGATATATTGTAGCAAATGACCCAGTAGTTGGTAGTACTTGGGAAGGACATAATAATCAGTTTGCAACAATAAGTGATTCAACATCAATGGTATGGTCATTCATAGATCCATCAAGTAATGATATTGTATATATAGAAAATCAAGATAAAAAATATATTTACAATGGATCTAAATGGGTATATCCAGTATATCAAATTCCATTAAATTTAGAAATTGAAATTTTTAAATCTACCACGTATTCAGGATCAGACGTTGATTTAGCCAACACAGTAAAGAGTGTTGTGTATAGTGTATTTTCACAATTCTTTGGTGCAAATGCTCCACTATATAGATCAGAATTACTTGGTGTTATTCAGTCAATTGATGGTGTTTCATATTGTAGCTTAATCAAACCTGAGTCAGATATTTTCTTTAATTTTGATCTAGATACATTTACTCAAGATCAACTCTTAGTTTATGGACCAGAATATTTATACTTCTCAGAAAATAACATTTCGGTGAGGGTAATTTAATGAATAAAATAACAGAATCTTATTTGGAATATATTAACGAAACACAAATACCACAACAATTGATAACTGTAGCACTATCACTCGGAATTCTTTATTATATAAGAAAACAAGATGCTAAGTTGGGAGCATGTTTTAAACAAGTAGATATGTTACGAAAAAGTGGAAAAGTTGATAAAGGTTTTAATAATAGAAGGATAGCTATTTTTACATGTAGAATTAAGTTTTGTGAAAATATTTTACAAACTCTCAGATCTAATAGGAACAAATGTGAAAATTCTCCAGATAAAGATAGATGTTATAGAAGTGTTGATAATGAAATTTATAAATTTCAAAAGTTACTTGATAGATATACAAAGTCCAGAAAAAAAGTTCAAGATAATAAGTTCAGTCTTGTACGATACTATTGAGGAATCAGATAATACCGACGAGGGTGTTAAGGTGTTTAGCGATAATGATGTGGAAGGATAGTGTAATGAAAGAATTATTAGAAAAGAGTAAAGTTGATAAAACTAGATTAAAGTCTTATATTACTCAAAGAGTTGCATATGAATTGTCAGCATTATCCGAACCTTGTTATTATCCATCTCTTAAAAAAGACTTTTTTGAAATGCTTGCGATGTGTGGTTTAACTGAAAGAGATGTTAAAAGTCATGTAAAGAAATTCTATGCTGGAACAAAAGCAGCAGGATTTTTATTACAACAAGATCCACAAAGAAACTTTCTTATCTTTATGATGCATTATTTTATACATCAAAGAGATACTGCATCATTTATTACAACAATGGTATATACTACAGTTAGAGAATATACTAACTATATGAGTAGTAATCTTCCATATTGTAACCCAGCAATCTTTTCAGCATCTCTCGACAGGATTGCAAGAACACATTTATTTGCAAGAGAGAAGACAGTTCCAAATGCTCTATATTATTTAGCACAGGAATTGACAAAAAGATACTCAACAATTATAGCTGAAGCTACACCAGATGGAATTGCAAAATTTATTACTGAGTCAAGACATAGAGTTGCTCAAAGTGTCAGGGGATTTTTAAGAACTTACTATGACTTAAGTAAGTCTGGTATTGGATATAAATCACCACAAGAAACTGAAACTGGTGAGGAATATCAATACGATTCAATGGAAAAAGGTGAAAGATTAGTAAGTGAGATTACAAAGAAAATTACTGTTTATAGAGAAATAGATAGAAAGGCAATTGAAGATTCAAGGGCTTTAACAAAAATAAGCACATCTCTTGCAACTCTTCTTATTAATGAACTAAGTGATGTAAAATATTCAGATAATGTTAGAAGCATTTTGTTATTTTTTATTAAGGATTTAAAGAATGTTAAATCAATTTGTGGAAGTGCATATTTTACATATGTAAGAGATTTAATGGCAACTAAAAGAACAAATAAAACTATTTATTTCAAACAACAAGTTGGTGAGCTATTAGAAAAACTTCTTGACGAAATAGGATATAAGAATAGATTTAACAAGTTAAGTTCACAAACACAATTCTTAATCAGTCTTTTTCTCGCCTATTATATAACAATGGTAATGAGAAATTCCATTTGTTAATCTTACCTCTTTATAAATGATAATCCAGTATTTATAGCATTTGTCATTGCAGTTGATGCAGATGTAGACATTTCTTTTAGTTTTTGTTGTGTATTTGCAGCATAAGTTGTAGCAGTTTTAATTCCTTCCTCAAATCTTTCAGATGCTGTTTTTTCTGCAAGTTCTCCTGTAGTAGTTGTACCACCTGCATCTATAGCAATTTCATCCATACTTCTACTTCTCAAATCAGATGTTGGTGGAGCAACAGGAAGTTTTCCCTCAGATTCATCAATTATATCTTCTTCAATAATTGACTCATGTAAATCAATTCTTTCAGTATCTGTTTCATATGGATCTTCTGCTGTAGGAGGAATAGTTTTAGATATAGTTGAAGTTAATTGTATTTCTGGAATTATACCAGATCTATCACTAAATTCGTAAACTGGAGCAAGAGTTTCTTCACCTCTCAAAGTTTCCAAATAAGATTTTAATGTTGGTCTATCTAAATCATCTTTTCCCCCAGCAATCAAACTACTATATAAATTCACAAAATCAATTCTAACATCTACTTGACTCAGTCTCTGATTCCAAGCAATTTGATTCTGATCTCCACCCTTTGAAACAGAAATATTTGTGATTGCACCTGCCTTAATATCAAATAATCCTTTACATGTTATTCTATGGAAATATGGCCAATAGTATGTTTCACCAGATTCATCAGATTGTGGCAATGCTAATAACATCATTAGCGCTAGTGGACCAATAATATACTGATTAGTTACATCTAAACTTCCTGGTTTAGGATTAAATAATTTTATATTAATTGAATAAGAAGAGTTAAAAACACTATTTTTCCAGATCATTGGAAAATCAACTCTTTGCCCTCCTAACATTTTACTAACTAATCCCGCACCTCCAGCACCAGCACCTTGCATTCCACCAGCTTGTTTGTTTTTATTTACCCAACTTTCTAATTCTCCAGCTTTTGTAGTTAACATTCCTCCAACTGTTGCACCAATACCACCAAATTCTGTAAGACCCCTTCCTATCTTTTTAGCAGCTTCCATTGCATTATTTGTATTGGTCATTTGCATTAACTCACCAACACCTTCAGATGCAACATCTGCCATTTTATTTAAGAATGTTTCTCCATATTCATTAGAGAATGAATCAGTTGGAAAACTTTCAGCTTGAAAAGCTAATCTAATTGGATTTGGAGCTGAAAATCCAAATTCAGCTAATTTTGCATCAAAGTTATCTTCTGTCTTTGCAGCATTTCTAGCAGATTCTAGAGAGTATATATTTATTGGACTTTTTCCACTGGATGGAATACATGGTATAATTTCTAACACAGGCATTGTATTTCTTTTTAAATTATTTCCAGGAGCAAGACTTCCATCTGGAGGTAATCCAATAACATCTAGAAGTTTAATCATTTAGATATCTCCATTAACCAAAGTTTCCAGTAAGAATATTTTGTAACATTGGATCTGTTTGACCTGTACTTGATCCACCACCTTGTTTATTACTAACTGCATTTTGAACAGCATTAGAAATTACATTTGTCATATTAACAAGAACTGTACTCGTTTCTCGTCCAAATCCACTTAGAGCACCCCTCAATGCTGCAGAATTAGCTCCAACTGTACTTGCTAACATATCTGCTCCAGCAAATGCATCACCGACTTGCATTCTTGCAATATCTTTTTGAGACATTTTAACAGCTGGCCATGCATCTCCAATTTGAGCTCCTTTAGCAAGCTCAAGATGCCACCCTTCTGTTTTTCTTCCTGGACCCCCTCCCCATGGTGGGTACATTGGTCTATAGAATCCATATTTCTCCATTAAACCAGATGCATAGAGTTGATTTGCTTGCGCAGTATCAATATCCATTGCCATTCCTTTCTCGTGCCTTGAACGACCTGGGGGTGCAGCAAGGTGAGGTTTCATGGCATACAGTCTTGCTTGCTCTTCTGAAGATCTAAATGCATCTGTAACAGTAATTTTCTTTCCTGTTTGATCCATATATTCTTTTGCCATTCCAGCAAATCTAGATGCAAACTCAGGATTCATTCCTTCAAGATGAACACCTTTACCAGCTCTCTGAACAACAGCATCTGTTAATGATGCAGTTCCTCCAGCCAAGAATTGGGCTGCATGTTGAACTAAAGCTTTATTTGAATCTTCTATAACAGCTTGAGCTTTAGTTGGTGTTACTGCTGGTGTAAATAATGATGGGGCTGCTCCAGCAACAGTTGTTGCAGTACCTGCAATTCCACCAATTCCTGCCATAGTTTTCTTATCTTCCATTTCTTCTTTAACTATTTTTCCAACAACACTATATCCTTCAAGAATAGCATTTCGGATCATTAAAGCATCTTCAGTACTTGCACCTAGGGCAGAAACTCTAGCTGCTGTTCTTGGATATGCATCTCCAGCCATTGGAATTGCTTCTCCAGTTCCTGCTGCGCCATACGACTCTGGACTATATTCTCTTCCAGCAGTAGATGAAATCATTGCTGAAATCCAACCAAATAATCCTTTTTCTGCAATCTCTTTTCTTTGTTCTTTTAACCAATCAACTGCTTTACCAAAGATAGAAGCAACCATATCACAGAAATCCATTATAAGATTTACAACTGGATTTATAGCTTTTGCTATTCTCTCACCACCAATAAATCCAAGAATTGCTCCAATAGCACCACCAATTGCTGCTCCCTTTGGTCCAGCAATTGAGAATCCAAATCCTATTCCCTTTATTGCTCCATGCATTAATCCTTCAAATCCACTTTTAGTTCCTCCCAGAAATGCACCAATTCCAGATGATATATCTTCAGATTTTCCCGCTCCTTCTCCAAACCACTCCTTACTTTTTGACAACCCTTCCAACATATCAATTATTCCAGTTATTGCACCAGCTGCAGCTCCACCAAGTCTTCCAATTTTTCCTAAAAATTTTAGACCACCAAGATGCTTAAATAATTGAGCAAATAAGCTTACTCCTTTTCCTATTGTTGAGACAAGACCACTAATAGCTGGCATAACAAACAATAAAACTACATCTTTAATTGCACCAGTAACGTCTTTAATAGTTTTAAAACCAGTTTTTAAAATTACTGGTATTGATTTTAATGTATACCATGCTGCCTTAAATGGAAATGTTGCAATTGCTTTAGTCCATTGCCACATAGATTTAGCAATAGATTTTGTAGTATTTGCAATAGAATCTATTTTTTCTTTCATTTCCGCAGTTAGTTCAGCAGGTGTCTTTCTATACCTTGTAATTGCTGCTTTGAATTTCTCTCCTTTCTCTCGTATTACGTCTCTAAAATTAACAGCTTTTGATTGCATTAACTTTGCTTTTGCTGAACCAACAGCTTCTGAAATCATTGCATATGCTTCTTGTGGAGAACTTGCAAATCTCAATATATTTGATATGATACTCCTACTTTTTTCTTTAGTATCTTCTTTAACTTTTCCACCCTTTCCCTTACCAAAAAATTTTCCAACCATTGGAATCTTACTTGCCATATCAGAAATTCTATCTCTTAAGATTCTTCCCGTCTCTTTAGCTGCTTCTTTTATCCCCTCAGATTTATATTTAATCCATATGGAAGAAACTTTTAGATCATCTGCTTTCGTAGTTGGATTCGCCATACTGGGAATAGTTGGTTCAGCTCCGGTAAGACCCTTAATTAAAGTTGCTAAGTGATGAATAATAACATCTAATTTGTACATTCCATGTGTAAATATCAATCCTAGAATAGAAGTTACACTACCCAAACTTGCTGAACCTTCTGGAAGAAGCTTTCTATATTTTCCTCTTGCTTTTGTAAAAAATGTTCTAACTGTAGACAAAATTTTTTGTGTTGCTAAGTATCCCCTGACCAATGGAATATCCATAAAAGCTTTTGTCAATCTCTGCCCAAACTCGCTTTTTGCTCCAGTAAGACCATATCTCAACAATCTTAATTCATCTATTATTCTTTTATTATCTTCTTTTGCCATTGCAAAAGAGTCTCTCAAAGTTTTCAAAAATTTATCAACAGGAATAACAACTTCTGCAGCATGTAATCTTGCAATACCCCCCTTTTCAACATATCCACCAGCTTGAAGTGCAGGAATCTTTCTGGGTCTTTCTTTTATTTCTCTTATTCTCTCTCTTCCTCTTTTTCCAAATCCAAAAAAGTCTTTTATACCTTCTACCATTCTTGAAAACATTATTTTAAATCTATCAGAAACAGATGAGAATACATCGTGAAATTTACTTCTTACTTTTTCTGCCATGTTTTTAAACACAGCTGTTTCAAAAAACTTAGATGTAAAATAACCAAGAATAGGAGAAGACTTTGCAATTGCCATTGCTACAACATTTTGTTTATTAATACTTATGTCAGAACTTATAGCTTCACCATATTGTTGTACTGCTTCTTTTGTGGCCCTTGCAGTTTCTACTGTAATCTTTTTTACACCTTGAGATAGATTATCTACAACATATCCAAGTTTCTTTAAAATTTCATTCACTGAGTTAGTTATCTCTTTTACATCTTTACTTTCAGCTAATGGGGTTCTCTTATTCTTTCCCAAATTCTTTTGTTCTTCTAATTGTTTAACCATTAACGTATTAATATTTCTAGACATTTGCTGTTGTTTTTTTGCCGATTCACTCGCATTCTTCATAATTTTGGACATGGAATTGATTTGATTTGCTCTATCTATTTTAGGTGGTCCAGTTGGTGGTTTATCCTTAGGTGCCATTTATTACACATCTCCATTAATCGTTGTTTATTTCCTTTCCTGTTGATAAATTCTTAACTGAGTCTAAATAATTCGTATTTTCATCTTCGGGTTTAGCTTTATCAGAAATTCCCCTTATTTTATCAACAACATTAAACTCATCTGCCGCAGACGAAGCAGCCATAATTCCATCATCAATTCTCTGTTCTAAATAGATTTTATCTAATATCTCACTTATTTTTTGAAGAATATTACTCATTATAGTGTTGGTTTTCCTTGTGCAATTCTAATTTGCTTTTCAAACTTATCCTTACAAAGTCTAGGATTTTTGGTTCTTCCACACTTAGTCATAGCATATTTTAGAGCCTGAACCTGTTCTCTCCTTGCAGTAACAGGATCTTTCCCTTGCTTTCTAAGAGTTCTATATGTTTGAGCAGCATAATAGATTGCAGCAGCAAGAAGAGTTCCAACTGCTAAATTCTTAGCTGAAAGAGTTTTAGGATTGATAAGTGGTTTCTTTCCACCTTTGAATGACTTTTTCCAATTACTATATAACTTCTTATCAATATCAGGATTAAACTCAGCTAGAATATCTTCACAAATTCTATCAGATTCATTACATTCTTCAATTTCCTCTTCCTCTTCTGTAGTAACTTTTAACGCTGCTCCATCTTTATCCATGCGACATTCTTCAAGATCTTCCTCATCTTGCTCAAGAAGGAGATTAGCATCAGTAAATTTATCACCATACTCTTGTATAAACATTCTAACAATAGCTTCGTTTTCAAAAATAGTTCCCATATATTTTTCCTCTCTAAGTCTTTTTTGTAATTTTTTAATCTGATTTTGTATTTTTACTTTACATAAAATATTATTACACTTAGTTATAGAAGCAGCCAATTTATTAATTCTATTTTCTATATCTTTTTCAGCTGCTGTTATAACAGGTTCAGCTACCTTTCTAATTTGTTTATTTAACTGAGCTTTTGGTCCACCAGTATGTGTTAATTCATCTTCTATTTTTCCAACATACTTTGAAATTGTATCTGGCATTTTACATTCCTCTAACTAAGGTTTTAATTGCACTATAAACCTTTGTGTTAGTCTTAGTTTCTGAATAAATACATATAGTTTCTGAAACAGTGATTAGTTCTTGAATGCATAAATTATCAGTAACTCGTATTCCATATGTAGTTTTATATGCAGTATAAATTGGTTTTATAATATGAATAAATCTCTTAAAGTTATTTTTAAATGCTGTCATACTAGTCAAGAAAACTTTTATCAAAGAACAATACTCAACGAGAGTTTTTTCAAATAGTTCTTTTTTCATTTCTGTATGATCTTTAAATGTTTCATGTAGAATACTATAGTAATTATTAATATCTTTCATTGAATATCTAGATGAAAACTCAAGTGAATATATAAACTGAACAATTGGAAATACATCAACTTTGTCTTTTAGTTTAAAAATATCCTTAAAATAGTTATAGTAAAATGGTTCTAGTTCTGATCTAAAAATATTGACAAAATCTGTATTTCTTCCAGCAATCATATGCATAAGTTCATGAATTGTATATTTTGCTAATGCCAATCTTGAGTTAGATTCAAAATAATTGTTATTATTATTTGTAACTATATAAATCTTTTTAGACTCATGTGTATAAAAACCTAAAATTCCATGTAAAGCAATTAACTCATGATTTGGATTAATAGTTTTATGAACTATATATGATAGTAAACTCTTATTTACTAAACACGGAACTATCAATCCTCTATTTACTAGATGAGTAATTTCAGTAATTATCGGTCTTGTTTTTGGTGATTCAGCTAATGCTGTCAAAAACTGTTTCTTCAAAAATGGAGCTGAATATAATTTTTCTCCATTGAGTTCTGCTACAACTCTAGAAACTATGGGTACTGGAGCTGCCATAAACTCGTTAATTTTTTTCATATTTATCCTCTATACATCCCAAGAATATCTGCAAATCCCTTTACATCCCCTTCTTCAATTTTCTTTCTTATATCTTTTATTACTTGAGAATTTTGTGGTAAGTGATCATCTTTTCTTACATGTTTATTATCAGTATTCATATTCATAATGTCAGATAAGAAATTACCTGCTTCAGATCCTTGTAGATTTATTGCTAATGGTGGATCCCACTTTCTAACATAAAATGCAAGAGCAGAAGAAAGAGCTATATCGTCAGTACAACCAATGTCAGCTTCAACTTTTCCGTTTGGTTTACTAACTAAACCAACTAATTCAAGGGCTAATCTTCTAGATTTAACCATTTCTGGGAACTGTGTTACATATGAATACAGAGCATCAATCATCAATGGTCTTGTTTTTACGTTTGTGTTTAGACCTGGTGTTACTCGGTCTCCAATCTTTTGTTTGTATAACATGTTAGAATATTCACTATTATTAACATGTTCAACAACTTGGTTTCCATATGAGTTATTTTCAACTACAATGCATGCATTTGGATAGTTTCCACAAACATACATTACAACCTTAATGAAATCAAGAACTTGACATTTTCCTTGATATTCCCATACTTGCTCAAGAGTTTCAAAATCCCAAACTGAGATGGCGGACTTATCCTCTCCATGTTCAGGGGCAGTATCTATACCAATAATATAAAATTTTCCCGGTTCTTGATCTTTAAATTTCCAAATTTCTCCATTAAATAGTTTAAATACTTCTCGTGGTTCAGTAACAAGTTCTTGTAAAACCATACATGTTTTTTCGTCGAAGAATGATCCACTAGTTGGTAAGAACTTCAGTTCAAGCTCTTGTTGAATCTTCCTTGGATCATTATCAAACATGCGGCATTGATTACTATACCATTCAGGATCACTTGCCAATTCCTGAACTTGTTTCCAGTGAATAATAAATGGTTTAAAAATATCTGATCCTGAACAAGCAGACATATACTTAGAGTAAAACCATTTACCTGTTCCAACTGTTTTATTTGGAGTAGAAAGAATAATAGTACCATGAGGAATTCCTCTTCTTCTTGCATGCCTTTGGCTAGTTGCAAGAGCTGGTACCATACTAGTCCATGCATCTTCAACATACTCAATAAATGCAGCTTCGTCGATAATAAGGAAAGTAATAGCCTTACCACGAAGAGTTTTTGATGGAGCTTTTGGGTTTACTGTAGCTGCAAATACTTTTGATCCATTTGTCAAAATGAATGACTGCTCAGTATATTTATCGAATCCTGGACCACTTGCTCCCTTCTTTGGTTTCATCCAAGAAGGTAATTTTTCAATCATTCCCCTGATTGAACGAGCGAAGTCTGTTGCTTCTTTTCCATCCTTTGAAATAATACCAATAACAACGTTATCATAAAAGTTAGTTAACCAAGCACAGTATGCTTGAAGAACAGTTGAAATACCAATCTGTCTTGATTTCAATACTAAAACATTCTTTTGCTTTTGGATAAGTTCACATAATTCTTTCTGTTTTTTATATGGGTGAAGCAACATATCTCCACCGGGAAGTTCAATATAAATATAGTTATTACAAAAATAGTCAAAGTCGTTTTTGCACTTTAAGAACTCTTGAACTTTCTCTTCTGCAAGATCCTTAGCTTTTTGAATGTTTGGATTGAGAGATTGAGTTTGCAATTATGTATACTCCATACGCAACTTATTTATAATTTGTTCTTAGAAACTATCTAAATGTGGTTATTAAAATATGTTTTTACAGATTTTGAAACAGCATCTGATATTGTTTCTATTATAAAGTCAGATCTCAAAGCTAATTCATCACTTCTGTTTACAATAATACCACATTCAATTAAAATACTTGGAATATCTGTTTTTAAAACAACTAAATCGTCATATCTATAAATACCAAGTTCCTTATTTAAAAATTCTCTATTTTCTCCTTGTATTGGTTCATTGTGATGATATGTTGGATAGAGTCCTTTTTTAGAAAAGTTTTCACCAACCAAAGTAGCAAACCTTAAACTATTCTTAAATTTTTCATTCTTCTTAGATACAAATATAGAATATCCACTAAACTTATCAGAGTATAAATATTCTTTTCCATTGTATATCCATTTTGATAAATATTTCTCTTGAACTGAATCATGGTGAATAGAAATAACTAAATCTGGATTCATTCTTTTTATTTCTGCAACTCTTTCATTTAGGGGCAAATTTACAGCTAAATAAACATCATAGTTCATATTAGCTAGTTTTTGCCCTATTGCTTTTGCAGTTAAAAGATTAAAAAGGATTTCTGGATTTCCTCTAGCACTTATAACACCAGGTTTATCAACTGTATGACCAGCATCAATTACGATGGTCTCAGCAAAAGAAGAAGTTACTAAACAAAATAATATCAGTAAAGATAAAAATATTTTTTTCATAAGTTCACCAACTATTTTAGATTCTGACTCTTTTAGCTATTGACTTAATAAAACGAGAAGCTCTTTGCAATGTAGTTTTTTCTACTCTTGGTTTTGCAAGAGCAGACAACAGTTCTTGTGTGGAAGATTGAATTTGTTTATTATTAGGATATTTATATGATAGTTTCTTTAGTGCAGAAATTGTACCGGATCTAATTTTATTTAATAATTTTGGATCAGATTTAACTTCTGGCATACTCAGTATCTGTGGAATTTTTTCTTTCATTGTTCCTAGTGTTTGTTTTACTGATCTTTTCTCTATTTTTCTTAGTTTTCTTGCTTTTTCGTATGGTTTAGCTAGATGGTATTCATATTCTCTTCCTTTTATAAATTTCTCTTTTTGATCTCCCCCATAAACTTTACTTGTGTATGACATATATTTTCTTTCTTTATTTAAAACAGACGGACTTCCGTGTGTTCCACCAACAGACTTTTGTAAATCTCCTTGCGCAATTACACCATATTTTTTCATAGATTTTGATGTTGCTCGTGCTTCGTCCGCTTCATGTCTTTTAATATATGGTTTTATCTTTAAATAATCCCCCCATGTTTTTATACCATATTGAGTTTTTAGAATAGATGGAAGATTTGCTGGGGCATTTAAATCTACATTTTTTGGTACTTCTGGTAAATGAATTCCCCTTAAATTTTTATCTAATAAGTATCCAGATGCTGTTACTGGTCCATGAATCTTTTGTAGTTCAGTACCCTTTCTTATTGGCATATTACTTTTTCTTCTTAATATTTTTGTACCATGTTCAAACCCTTTAAGATATTTTTTCTCTGGTTTCACTATTCCTGATTTTTTCAATCTTTCAATTTGTTCTGGAGATAATTTTCCAGAAGCAACCATTTGCTTCCATTTGCTTTTTTGTTCATCAATATCTTTAAATGTTTCATCTAGATATTCTAGATACTGTTCTAAAAGGTTCATTTATTTATCCTCTTTTTAACTTATAAAAGAATCTTTCCATTTCATCCTTCGTAGCCGTAGCTGTTCCAATCTTTCCAACTACAATTCCTGCTGCATGGTTTGCTAATACTGCTGCTTCAGGAAATGTTGCTCCAGATGCCATTGCTAGAGAAAATACACCAATAGCTGTATCACCAGCACCAGTAACATCATATACTTCTTGTGCTACAGTTGGAATAGTAACTGGTTTTTTATCTTGTTCAAATAGTGTCATTCCCTTTTCACCCCTAGTAATCAATAACGCTTTAAATCCATATCTATTCATTAATAGATTACCAGCTAAAATCATATCTTCTTCTTTTCGTATTTCTCTTCCAACAGCTTGTTCTAACTCGTTATGATTTGGAGTTACAACATCAAAATTTTGATAAATTTCAAACTCTTTCTTTTTTGGATCTACACAAACTATTACTTTACTATTTGTTTCAAATAAAAGCTGTTTTATTTTATATATTAAACTCTTAGTAACAACACCCTTATTATAATCTGAAATTACTATAGCACCGATCTCTCTAAGTTTAGTTCTTATATAATCAACTATATAGTTTTCAACTTCGTTATTAATTTCATCTCGATTTTCTTTATCATATCTAACTACTTGTTGGCTATGTGCTACTACTCTAGTTTTCTTAGTAGTTGGTCTTTCTGTATCAGTTACAATACCATTTGTATCACAAACAACTTTTGATATTTCATCCATTAACCACTTACCTGCAAGATCTTCACCAACAACTCCAGCAACATGAACCTTGCCCCCCATTGAAAAAATATTATTAATTACATTTGATGAACCACCAAGGTGATAACTTTCACTGGTTACTTCAACTACAGGTACTGGAGCTTCTGGAGAAATTCTTGATACATGACCACAAATGAAATGGTCAACCATCAAATCTCCAATAACCAAAACCTTTGACTTTGAAAACCTTTCAAAAATTTCAAACATTCTCTTTTTACTAATCATATTCAATCCTTTCTTATGACATTATTTTATCCCTTTTTTAAGCTTGAAAATGTAATATGATCTCTTTGATACATCAACTTTTCATTTTCAGAACTTATTCTTCCTAGTATGTACTTTTGTTTATCTATTATTTTTTTTATTGATCCATAATACCAATCATCTATTTTTCTACGAGCATCCATATTTTCATAAAAATCTAATTTTTTATCTTTAAGTTCCCTTTCTAATCTATCTCGTTTTTCTTTTAACTTTTTTTCTGCATTGATTACTCTATTCTGAACTAGAATTCTCTTTCTGTTGTTTTCTTCTATTTTCTTTTCAATAACAGATCTCTCATTATTTAACACCGCATTTTGTTTTAATCTTTCTTTATCGAATTTTTTAATTTCTTTCTTGCTTTTTAAATTATCATACTCTCCAGTTTTCTTTCTTATATCAGCTATACCAGTTTTGTTTGGTATTACTTTTTTTCCATATAAAGATTTAGAAGTAGTTACTAATTCTCTTTCTCTTCTTAAAACCTCATCTGATGCATGTTTTCCTTTACTACTTAAATCTCGCAAATCAAAATCATGCAAACCTGTCTTCTTCTGTTGTTTAAGTCTAATTCTAGCTTCATCAGCTTCATGTCTTTTAATTATAGCATTATCTCCAAATTCTTTCTTTTTTACACCACTTGCAAAATTAGCTGTAACTTTATTATCTACATCAGCAGTAACATGTGACCCATATCTATTAGATCCAATACTATATTTAACATCAACATTATGTTTCTTTAGTATATTTTTAGTTCCTTTTTCTACCGCATCTAACCAAGATCTTGCTGATTTAACAATTCCCTTTTTAGCTAGATATTCCTGTGCTCCACGAAAATCCCCCTTTTTTAACAAAGCTTTGACATATAACTTATCAGGACCAGGTCTAAACTGTTGGATTCTTTTTAGTTGTGATGGAGTAATTTTTCCAGCTCGCAATAGAGCGGTCCACTTATTTTCAACTAATTCTATTTCATCTAAATATTCTAAATATAATTTTAAACTATCCATTTTAACATTTTTCCCCATTATATTGTTTTATTCGTTCTCATTAAGTTCAATCTTACAGTTGTTTCCCAATCTTTTCTTCTAGAAAAATCTATATCTGATGACTTAAGAATATATTTTCCTGATAAATCAACATATTCTAATGTTTTAGTTATAACTTTTACAGGTTCTCCAACATTCATCAAATTTAATATTCTTAAGTTTCTTTCAATATTTATTGATATATTTGCAAGGCTAATTAGTTGTCTTGCATCCCTTGCTGTAGCCCATGTAGTAGATTTTTCATAACCAATATGATCTGGATTTATTTGACTTCTTGTTACGTTATCATCTATATTTAAATCTAGTTGATTATCTCTTCTACTTTGATATACAGCACCAGCAGTCTTAGATAGTTCATCTAGTTTATGTTCCACAACATGGTATAAAGTATCTTTTGGATTAACAACATATTTTATATCTTTTGCCATGAAAGCTACTTTAGTGTTGGCATTATAACTACTATCAACTGAATCATATGTATAGAAGTTTTTTCCGTCTTGAGCTTTTTCAAATACATCAGATTCTTTCTTATCAGTAGCCAATACGTAAATTGTAAATGTTTGATCTTTATTCATTCTCTCACTAAGATTATACACTTGAACCTTATTATCATATGTGCAGAATCCAAGATTTGATGCTCCATCAAATAGACCAAATGTATTATCTAAATATTCTATACATTTATACAATGTCATTGGTCTAATAAGAACTTGATCTATCTGCTCACCATTCGCTTTATTGTCGTCATATATTAACTGGGCATCTGTATTCTTACTAACTAAATCCTGAAAAATATCTTTAACTTTTTTCTCAAAATAAATTCCTGTAACCATTGTAGTCATTGTTTTATATGGTTTTCTACAAACAGCTACAATAGATAATAATCCTCGTTCTGTTTGGGAGGCTCTTCCTTCAGATAATTGTGTTTTTGGAGCAAAATTTGAAGTAGATGATAAATACATAAGATCCATATCTATCTGTTCTAAAGTTCCTTGAACTACATCACTGAGAAGAGTAACCCTTAATTTTATAGGATCTTTACCAAATAGTTTATCTAAAATAATATCGTTTGGATCGAGAAATAAATCCAATGTAACTGTTTGATATGCAGTTAAAAGAGAAGAAATAATTTTAACTTTTACCAAGTCAGCTGAATAATCTTTATCTTTAATAAAGAGTTGAATATCATATCCTCTAGATGGCCTTAACGATCGTTTATCCTGAACATTCTCAGGCATATTTTATCTCCTTACTTTATTTCTGGTTCACTCTCATCTCCATAGTCAGTTCCCCATTGTCCCTCTGTTCTATGCTGACCTTTACCTCTTCCCTCACCCTTTCCTTCACCAGGTCCTCCAGCTGGACATGGTTTTACATTTTTTCCGCCCCTTTTCCCGCCAGGTTTTCCTTCTCCTTTTCCTTCTCCTGACATTGGTCTTTCAATACCTCTCGGATTAACAGATTCTTCTACATCTCTAATTCCAAGTTCTTTCTTTCCTTCTTCTTCCATTTTCTTTAACCTAGTATAATAGTCAGGAAGTTCAGCTAGATGATCTTTTGCAATCTCTTTTGCAATGGCAGGATTATCAGTATGCTCTTTTTCAACTTCAATTCCCATAGCCAACTGTTTTGGATCAAATTTATCATCTGGTACATCTTTATGTTTTCCTACTCCCTTTGGAACTTCTTGTTCAGAAAGATATAATTCTAAAAACCTTGTTGTTAAGTTTATTTTTTTACTCATATTTCTTCTCCTCGCATAAACCACAGGTATTTATAATTTGTTCTAAAAAATAAACAAAAAAAGACCTGGAGAGAGAGGTAGACCAGGTCTTTTATAAGAGGACTATCGTCCCCTTGAACGGAGGGTTTTTAAAGCTCGTTCTAGCTCTACTGGTAGAACGAGAACCCTCTCGGCAATATTCTCCATGAGAATTTTTGCATTTAGATTCTTTTCAAGTGTTGAGAATCTGGTAATTGCAAGGAATAAATCCCATGCATTGATACTCTGATTTTGTTTCTTTAGTTCAGCAAGATATGTTGAAACTTCTTCTCTTCTTCTCTTTCCAACTTTTTCAACAACATCAAAAATTGATAAAAGAACATCTTCCTGAACCTGAGCACCAAAGTTCATTGAAATAAGATCTTTGATATTTGCAGTAAATGCTTGGAGATATCCACCAATATTACTAGATACTCTTGATCTAGCATACTCATGGTGCATTTGCTTCATTGAACATAGTGAGAATGTAAAACCATACATTCTATTTCTTGTTCCAGCTTCATACAATGAAAGACCAAATGTAACTTCTTTTGATCCTCTTCCATCATATGTATTTCGTACAGCGATGTGTGGATAAATATCACCAACTCTTGGATCTGACTGACCATTTTGAATAATGATTTCTTTTGACATTGATGTATATCTTGGCCAGTTCATGTAGTGTGTTTCTTGAAAGATTGGAGTTCCAACATCAGAAATAGATTGTTTAATTCTATTTACCATGATGTCATTTCCCTCAAAGTCATATAGATCAGAAACAAATCCTCCAAATCTATATTCAGCTCTATCAGTTAGTGGTTTTGCATATACAGCATAATAAGGAATCTCTCCTTCACTTGCTGCTGTAAGAGTTTCATATTTAACAAAGCTAATTGAATCTCTATATTCAAATACTCCACGAGCCGGAATTGTTAATCCTTTCTCTAAAGCTACTTCTGCAAATCCCATAATAAACTCCTTTATTGTGGGTGTTGATGGTCTTCCATTTATATTATTAACCCAGTAAGTATATCCTGTTCCATTACACTTACTACACTTTACCAATCTATCATCTTCTTGTACACGCTTTCTTGTATGTTTCCAATTATAATGAATCTCTCTGAGTTTTTCCAAAAGTCTCATTGCAGACATTACAATTCTAACTAATCCAAATCCTACTAATCCAAATCCAGTCATCCATAGAAATGCAGAACTACAGAATTCCAAAAAACTCCTGAAAAACTCATTGTCTTTATAATACCAAAAAACATAAAAAGTGGGTGATATCAAAAGGATATTTATTAAAACATTTCTTATGATTTTTTTCATGTTATTCTCCAACGAAAAAATAACCCACTAGAGGGTTTTAATCTCTAGTGGGTTTTTCAGAAGGACTACTACGCCATCTTGACAATCTGACTACTGGTACACATAATAGAATATCCATTTTCTCTAACTTTGTACATAGTACAATGGGAATCTCGAAGAACCTTTTCAATCACACCATTTCCAGATGATGTTAGAATACATCCAAAATAACTCGATGCACCTCTGGTGATGTAGTTTACTCTATCACCAACCTTGAATGGCAGTATTCTGTTGTCCACTTTCCCTGTTCCCATCTTCCTCATTTTTCCCTGTTCCCATCTTCCTCATTCTTCACTACTCCTCCTTCTAAGTATTTAACTATTATGTCTCCATGACATTTTTCTGGTTTACAATAACATCCCAACTTCTTTCCTTTTAAAGATAAAACTTGTCTTTTAAATCTTTCGTTTTTCAATTTCTTGTAAAAATCTCTTTCATATTTTTTAATAACTTCATCACGATCTCCATCTTTTCCAATTATATATGGATTTCCAAAAGGAGATCCCCTCCCAATATAAATATAATCTTTCCTGGGATATGTTTTAATGTTTATAACTATTGTCTTATGAACTTTGCTCATCTTTACTAACTACTCCCCTTTTTCCAGTGATTTGTTCAACCCAATCTAACCATCCAGATCCCTTACATTTTGGACAAATATCTAATCCTGTAACCCTTTGTTGATCTCTCGTTTTTAAATATAATTTGAAATCAACAATCTCTTTTATAAAGTTTACAGCAGATATTCCAACACAAAAAGATAATGGAATAGATAGAAGAAGAAGAATTACTCTTCTATTATCATTAAATATTTCTATCCAAATCATTATATTAAGTATAATCACTGGAATTATATATGAACCTTCAAATACAAGTTTTTTAATTCTAGTTTTCATTTAGAATCCTTTTTGTATATTTTATCAAAAAGTTCTCTATTTGATACCATCTTATCTAGTTTCCATACTGAGTAATCTTTTATCATTTTTTCATAACTCCAAATGCAGTTATAAAAAATATCCTGAATTGTAATATGTGTAAATCTTTCTCTGGGAAATGACATAACAAATTTTACCATCCATGGATCACCATTTTTTAATGAAGTCTCTATAAAATTATCAACTGTTTTTATGTGTTTTTTAATTACTAAATCTACCCATACTCTTCTAAAGGATCTTATCATTAGATAATTTCCAAGTAGAAATAACAATATTATCATTCCCCATCCAGCAAACAAATTATATGTTTTTGGATTTTGAATAATAAATGTAACTGTTAACATTATTCCTCCACTTCCCATTCCTCTAATTTAATTGTATCATGTGGATAATTATTCCAGCATGTAAAATCATCACTAGATAAGTTTTCAATCATTTTTTCATACATTCTTGTTCCGTGAGTTTCTTCTCCCTCTTCTTTTTTAATAAAGTCAATCAAAAATTTCCAATCTGAGACTAGCTTATCTCTCTCTTCATACATTAATTTTCTTGCTTTATCATATGTTTTTGCTATTCTTAAAACATATCCAAAATCGGCTGCTGATTTACAAATAAGATAAACCTTCATATTTCAACCTTGTGCTTTTGTTATTCCTTTTACCCAGTCAATTGTTCCATTTCCCTTACACCTATGACATCCAGATCCCTTACATGATCTACATATAATCATTCCTTGTTTTTTAAGTTCTGCATCCATTAAATCTAGTTTTACTTCTTTAACCATACAACACAGATGATATATACCACCAGAAAACATAAGTAAAGTAACTATTATAGAAAATGTATATCCAATAGGAACAATTAATGGTTCTACGTGCAATTTAATAGTCCCCCAGTGATCTTTAACTATATAAAAAATCAAAATCAAAAGGGGAGATAAAAAGAAAATACTTTTAATCGCGTTTTTAACATAAAATATTTTTCTTTTTTTATCCATAATCTCTCTCTTATTTTTTAAAAGAATGGTAGGCGGGGGAGGATTTGAACCTACCGTAGATGGCTTATAAGGCCACTATTCTACCACTGAATTACCCGCCCGTTTTCTTGTTTGATAATTATTTTTTGAAATTTTCTTTTTGGTTTCTTCTGTGTGAGATCTATTTCTAAATCTATATGTATCTGTTTTCCAATGACAGTTTAAACATATATATTCTAAATTATTTCTATTCCAGTTATTTCTGTTTCCATCCTTATGATGTATCTCAAAAGGACCTTTTCCTGTAATAGAATCTGTATACTCAAATCCACACAAATCACATTTGTTTTTCTTTTCTTCTATAAATATTTTCTTAGCTAGTTCTTTTGGAAGATTATTGAAACTAGTAGTTTTTAGTAATAATTCTCTTTTATGTTTATAATGTAAAAGTAAAGAATTTCTAATTTTTTCTATACTGTCTTTAGTGTGAGAATGAGATGTATATGTTTTTGTAACATTCTTCATTGATTCTTTAATCTTTTCTTTAAAATCATTATTATTAGTATAGAATTTAATTTTACATTCCATATTACAAAATTTTAAATTTTTAGTTTTTGAATTACACCATAAGCAGTTATTTAATTTTTTCTTACCACAAAAATTTTTATGGTAAGATAAATTATTTTTAAATTTGAATGATCTTCCACATTTACAAATAAACATAAATTCCCCATTAAAGTTCTCCGGTTAGGGGTCGAACCTAAATTCCAAGATCCAAAGTCTTGTATCCTACCAATTAGATGACCGGAGATTTTAGTATTATCTTGAAGTTTCAGACAATATCTTCTTGCATTTGTCCTATTTGCATTTCTACTGGAGCTTCACTATAAAGCTTTCTTGATGAATCTCTGGTTATTTCTATAACACAATTTTTCTTGAAGATTGAATTAATAACATGTTCTTGACATTGCCTGCAAATGTCAAGTTCTCCCACTACGCTTGAAAATTTTAGATCTAATACTATTTCTTTTCCCATATAAGAAACACGTAACAATCTTCGGTCTCTCATTGCATTATTAGAAGTTACTATCCCACAAATATCACAAGTATATGTTCTCATTTCACCCTCCGTGCACTAAATCTCATATAAATTTCTCTACCATCAAACTCAAATGGTGTAACAATATTCTCAACTACAAATCTCTTTTCTAGTTCAAAATAATACTTTGCTCTCAAAGGTGACCACAAACTAAGATGTGGTGAACTTGGTTCATTTACAACTTCTGTGGTTACAAGAATATCATGTGCTGGAAATTCATCAATAGATAAATCTCTTTCTTTTAAAATTTTATGAGATAAAATTTCAATATTTGGAACAATTACGTCAATAGTTCCATCTAATACAACAGATGTTGAAAGTAAATAAATAAAATATAATAACTTATCCAATGGAACATGTTCCATAAATCTATAAATTGAGATTGAATCAAATTTTAATCTATATCTCTCTAAAAACTCATATACGTCAAAGTTTACATAATTCCTTTTTGTTTCTATATTTGCTGGTCCATTTCTTTTAAAATTCTCATGTTGAATTTCAAGATCCATTACAGAAGTACAATTAAAATACATTGTATCTAAATTAACCAGAAAATATGGATAATCTGGAAGATCTAATGGTTGAATTTTTCCACCAGCAATATTTAGAATTGTATTGCAAGGTCTCACTTTTTTGGTCATTTCAAATACCCTTTCAAAATCTCATTGTATATATTACATTTATAAAATCACTTTTTTCAGAGTTTGTTTCTTTATTTAAATCTTCAATTTTTAGTTCTGAAGCAAACTCATCTTTCAATCTTTCTATAACAATATCTTTTTTCTCAGGTCTAACTGCAAACATTGGAAATACAATACCGTTTATATTTAATCCTTTAAGATTTTATAACATGCTGATATTTCATCTTTTTCTGGAATTAATAACGTTACATCAACAGTTTTCATTTTACAGGTAGTCTCCTTACACCAGTTATTTCTTCAATCCAATCTATCTTCTTTTTTCCTAAACATTTTGGGCACACAACTGCTTTATATTTTCCTCTTAAATAATCTTGAAGGGATGTTATTGGAGCACCATTATTACCATGATTTACCCAACCCCACCCATTACAGTTTGAGCATTCCTTTTCCATATAATCTGCTGTCCTTTTCGTCATCAATTCCCATCAGTGCTTTATATACATCAGGATAAAGATACAAATCAAAGGGTTTAACACCAGTTATATTTTGTAACCAATCGAGTTCTTTTCTTCCTAGACATTTTGGACAAATTTTATTCCATCCTTCTTTATATACATAATATCCTTTACCGTCACATCTATCACATAGAATTTTTTCCATTTCTTAAAATCCTATCTATCCAAAGAATGACACCTGTTCCTTTACACTCTTCACATATAATTTTTTTGGTTTCATAATAATTTCTTGTTATTGTTTCTCCATCTGGAGATGGTGATACATTATAAGTTTGTTTACTTATCATTAATTGTTTTCCTTTATATCCTTTTGCCTTGCAGGTAGGGCATCTTGCTAAGAGTCCCTTCTTAACTTTTCCTACATACTTCTTCTTAACTTTTTTCATACAAACTCCACAGTTATACTTTTTGTAAATGGTTCAATATAATAATTAAAATAATATTTTTTATCTATATCTTCTGTATCCATAATTCTAGACATTGATTTTGATACTTCCATCTGTCCATACTGCTTGAAAAATATAGCAAATTTATCATCTCCAGTTGGAATACAGTATAAAGATGGATCTTCAGAAGTTAGTATTTTATTCTTAATATTCTGCATAGATCTAAAAACAGATTCTTTACTGAAATAATTTATATTAACAATTTCCTTATATATTTTATCAATCGAATCATATCTATGGGGAACACCCTTAATAACTACATCTGTTCCATCATTTGCAATGTACATATTTCGATTGAATGAAATAATCATTACTTGATAAATACTTCTCAATTCCAAGGGAATAAATTGATCCGATTCTCTGAGAGCTTTCTTTGTAATTATTCCATCATATTGTCTAATTATTAAATCATCTTCTGTGATTTCATTTCTTACAAGATACTCGTCAATAAGAGAATTGGTGGTAGTCCTAAGAATTGATGTTAGTTTTGGATTATCTCTCATTAATAATCCAATTTGAATATTTCTTTTCTCCTTGTTGTTTCTGTCTATTTTTGAGAGATCAAAACCAAGATTCTCCATAATTGTATAGTGACAAGCGGAGATATCATAAAGGTACACATCCCTCATAAAAAGTTTGCAGTTTTTGTTTATGTTCATAATCCACTCGCAATTTTAGCTTTTCTTCTATTTTACTATAAGCTATAATTCTTTTTGCTATAGACAATTTTTTTCCTATAATTTCTTCAATCCAGTCTAGTTCTCCGGTTCCATGACATTTTCTACATATAATATCATATGTAGTTAAAAGTCCAATGTATCCTTCATTCTGTTTAAACTTTAATTCATCGTATCCTTTTCCATTACAGTGTTTGCATTTGTTTATTTTTTCTTTACTTTCTTTGGAATCCATTTTTCCTTTTTCCACATATTTCTCCATATATCATACTTTTGTTCCCAAGTTAATGATCCTTTTCCAACAACTCTTTGAACCCAATCAACTTCTCCATCTCCATGACAAAACTCACATATATCTAAATGATATGGGAGTTCATCTTTTTTAATTTTTTTGGGAATTTTTTTAACTATTCCTTTTCCTTCACATCTTGGACATTCAATATTCATAATATTTTTTTCCCATTATTTCTTTAACCCAGTCTATCATTCCATCATTATTACACCAGAAACACGTCTCAAATTTATAAGATGCATATGTAAGACCTTCGTAGATTTCTTGTTTGGATTCAACTAATATTCTTTTTGTTCCATCACATTTACTGCACCGTACCATGGATCTGTTCTGTTGGTTTAATTGTCTGTTCATGCGACCACTCAATAAGTTGTAGTAAGTTAGTATTCTGTAATCCCTTTTTTGTAGTTAGTATATAATCTGCAATCAACTCATCTAAAGCACGATGCAGTTCTTTGTGTCTTTCAATGTGTTCACTTGTTGTCATTTATTACCTCGGTCCGGAACTTAAAGTTCCTTTTTTATAATAACTTGATTCGAAGGGTTCTTCCAAATCTTTTCCTTTAATCATTTCAATCCAATCAAGTTCTTTAAATCCTTTACATTTTGGACATGGATCATATTTGGTTCCCCACCATGATTCCTCAATAACGAACCAACCTTTTCCACTACATTTATCACATGCTACCTTTTCTACTTCATGTTGGGATATCATCACAATATATACTTCCTGGTATAAATCTTTCTTTTTTTGTTATTTTAGTTACCCAGTCTATTTCTTTTTTTCCACCACATAATGTACATGTTCTTTTGCATTTATGTTCTTGAACTGGTTTTCCTATTCTACAATTTGTAAATGTAATGGTTGTATATCCATTCCATCCTCTCCCATCACATTGTGGACATTTAAAGGATTCCATTTATTCACGTTCCCGTTTTCGTTCGTTTTCTTCCTGCCTTTTAAGCTCTCGGTGATTAATATACCATAGATGGTCAGTAGCTCTGAACAATTCACACCCAACACTATGTTCTGAGTTCATAAAAATTTTTTCAATATTATGACCACCAGATAAATCAGTTATTACACAAACATAAGAATTAATATTATCTATATCTCTTCCATCATGACATGGATGTGACATAACAGGAAAATGATTTACACACATACAACAACATTGGTAAAATGGAGCTTCATTTAAACAACATCTTGGATCCATTCATCTCACCCTTACCCTTCCACTTCTATTTGAGAATAACTTTGAAATATTATTCTTTTTCTTACTTTTTCCTGTAATGTTGTCTACCCAATCTAGGTACCCGAATCCCTTGCATTTGTCGCACTGCCCGTCCCGTTGTAGTCCAGTTCCTCTGCATTTTTTGCATAGAAATTTTCCGTCGTCCAGCATAACCACACAAATCCTCTAAAATTTTTTTATCTATATCCTCAGCGAGCTTTTTAGAAAATTCTTCTATAATTTTATGTTCCCATTCTGCAGTTAATAATTCTGGTTGCTTCTTCCCAACTATATTTTCAATCCAATCAACATAACCTGTTCCATCACAATTACTACAAGTTACTTGAGAAACTACACCAAAACCAGTTCCTTTACATTTTTTACATTTAAATAATTCTCCAGATTGCATAGAATCTTTTGTTCTCATTATCGTTTCTTTGCCTTACTTGATTTAGTTCTGAATATTTGACCAGGATAATTATTTTCAACTTCCTTTATGTACTCTTCCTCCTCTATATCTATATCATCCAAACATGAATTTAAATCTTCATAAACTTTTTTCATAACTGAATCTACCTTCTTTTTTCCCATTGCCATTTCAACCCAGTCAAGTTTTCCTTCGCCACGGCACTTATCACAAATTTTGAAAACTGCCATGTATGTTTCGTTGTCAATCTTTTTTCCGGGAACTAAAAATCTCCCTTCACCATTACATTTATCACACGGAAACATTTCAACATTCTGTTCTTCAGCCATAAACAAAAATTGTGGGTGTGGTATGTAAATATACCACACCCACCCTTTCTATCAAGATTTTGCAAATATATATGTAAGAACTTTATCAATTAGTAAGAAATGGTTTATATCAATAACAGATTTCTCTCTTTCAATAAACCAATCTAACAAATCCATATTTGTTTGAATATGGTGGTTTGCTTTTTGCAGTTGTTTATAAAGAAGAATAACACTTTCAAGATCAGCAGTCTTTGCTAATCTCTTACTGATTTCTGGAACATTTGGTTCAACCAATTCAATTCCAGAATCTCTCTTCTTTAGTTTTGTATTAGAATAAGGAATAAGTTTTCCTTCTACATTAAGGCAATATGAAATCATTAAACCTGTTTTAATTCCATATGCTTTAATTGCAATGGATTTATCATAACCATAAACGATTTTAAATCCATTATTAAAAATGTTCATTCCAATACCAGGAAGATCGAGAACTCTGAAAGTATCAGCACCCTTGAAAGTATAGAGTTCCCTTTCAATATTACCATCTTTATCTTTTCCTTTTAGAACTGCAAAAACTAAATTGCTTTTTGCGTTTACACCTTTTGCTTCTACCTTTACTCTACTGATATTTGAAAAATTTGTTTTGTTCTTTTCAAACCAATCATAAAGAGAAAGAACTCCAATTTTAGATTTGCTTTCTTCTTCTTTTTTCTTCGATCCGTTTTCTTTTGCTTTCTTTTCTGCTGGTTCCATTCCTTCAACATTCACAGGATTTGGATCCTTAGTTACCTCTTTAATCATTTCCTGTAGATTCTCGTGCATTGTATACTCCTTGGTTAGTACATTCCATCACATGGTTCTGCTGTGAACCTCTTTTTTCCCTCGTTTACGTATGTTACTATGTACTCTTGACCCATAATCATAAATTTGGTTCCCTTTAGTGGGAGTTTCATTTCTTTAATTTTCTTTTCTTTTATTACTTCTTCTTGACCACTCACCATGAATTTTTGTTCTTCCATCACTTATCTCCTAGCCATTTATCTTTTACACCATCTCTTCTCCACTCGTCAGGATTAATTTCAGTATATGTTTCAAGTGCTGCTCCTGCAAGTGCCATAATCTTTATAATAAATTCATATGTTTTAACTGGGGCTGTTCCTTGATCGTTAGATTCAGTACATTCCTCTAACCAGTCAGGCAACGTTGGAGTCCAATTTTCAGCATAAGATTCTTTAGCTCTTTTCAAGTAAGTTTCAAGAAATACTATAAAACTAGCAAGATTAAGACTATCATTATTTCTATAGTCTCCAAAAACTTTTTTTTGATACTCTCTTTCCAAACTGTATAGTTCAAATAAAGTATCCTGGTTCATTTTACCATCCTTCTCCACGAAGTTCTGTTCTAACCTGCATTAATAAAATTCCTAGCATGTTTTTTCCCTGTCCTTTATATACTCCCCAAAAAGTATCTCTCCAATTATTTCCCTCGATTAAATCATGTGGATATGTATCTAATAACAGTTTTCGTAACTGTGGATTTTCAAATTTCTTTTTTAATAACTCTCTCATTACTTTAACTTTTATTTGTTCCCAATCTTCTCTTATGGTTACACGCTGACCCATTTGTTTAGCTTTTCCAGTTCGTTCTTCTTCTCTTATCTTTCTTCGTTCATCAGGATCATGTGTTTTTGCTGCTTGATATGCGTGCTCTAGGGTTGGATATATATCACCATCAAATTCAATTAGACATGGATAAAAATTAGATAGGAAGCTATGTTCCATAGTAAATGATGATATTGTCATTATGCACTCCAATGGAGATTAAACTTTTTCATTTCTTTTTTTGGATGGTCTAATACATATTCAATAGTTTCTAAAACTATTTCTAAGCATTTAGAATAATCTTTATAGATATTTGGATTTATTTCATTTTTTTCATTTTCTTCTAATTCCGGTTCATAAACAACATATACACAATCTTTATCAAAAGTGTCTTTTCCAGAAATAAATGCATAACATTTTAAACCCTTCAAATAGAAATGACCATCTCTATTTATAAAGGAAGTAAAATTTGGATTATTCTCTTTTTCATCTCTTACACGTAAAAATATGTCTATCGCTTCTTTTTCGCTTTTAGGAATTCCATCCGTTGTAAATAGTCTACCTCCTATTGTAGTTATACAGTTATTTCCAAGTCTATTCATTGTAAAATCAGTAAATTCTTCAATTACATTAAGACACCTCATTCTACAATCTTCCCAGTTTGGTTTAAAGTCATTTTTTTTATCTGGAGGTTCAAATATATAATATAAATCTTTTCCGATTGTTTTCTTAAGAACACGATTCAATCCCCACTCATTATATGAGCTTCTGAAGTATCCAACTTTAAAATAATGTCCTGGATACTTTTTTGAATCTTGTTGTATATGCCCTCCATCTTTTCCAAATTCCAAATAAATATCTAATCCCATGTTTCACCCATTCGTAGTTGCTACAGGATTGCAATCAGCAGTATATATCTTTTTCTTTTTATCGTAATATGCATTTTCTTTTGCCTGCCAAATGTCATTCCCCCAAACATCAGCAATTGGAATATCTCCACTAAACATCCTGAAGATATCCCCCTTCTTTATTTTTTTAAACTCACTATCTTTCCAAGTTCCTGACTCAGTAAAGATTTGAACTCTGCTTACTTTCCATTCATGTTCTGTCGTGATGTTTTTTCCCACCATTTTTCTCTCACCGAAATTTCATTTCTATTGAGATCATATTTATTAACAACTTCAAGAATTGCTGCTTCTAAATCTTTTTCAATTGCTTCAGAGAAAATGTTAAATCTATTTTTCGCTGCGAATCTCATGATACCAGCTCTTAATGATTTAATAAACATTTTTATAATTATATTAATATTTATATACTCAAATTTATCAGAACCACCATTTTTAATGACATGCATCTCTTCATTTTCATCCATACCAATAATAAAATCCATATCATTAAAAGATGCTTTGACTGATGATGACGATATATTATTTGGTAGGTTCCATTCAATATTACTATCATCATCATAGTATATAATATTCTTAAGGTTTTCGTATTTAATATCTATCTTATACTCATTTGCAATATCCTTAAACTTTTTATATTTTTCAGGATTCATTTCTTCTTCTCCAATACCGCATACTTTGATAGAACTTTCATTATCTCTTCTTTAAGTTCTTCTTCTATAGCTGACTTGAACATATTGAAATTATCAATATTACATCCTATTACTCTGGTTCTTAGAGATTTAGTAAGAACCTCAAGAAGCAGATGGAGATCTATATCATTTGTAGTTCCCCATCTGTTCTTGAGTATTCTTATCTCCCCAGCATGATCCAGAGATATTAAAAGACAAGATTTATGTACACCATCCATGATGCTATTCTCTTTATTAATTCTCCAACCACCTGTTTGGGGATTTGGCATAAATTATCCTTACTGTCTTGGATACTTATACTTGTCAACATCAATAAATGGAACTGCTCCAGATGAAACCTGAGGAAGCTGTCCATTCCACTTTTTGATTGCTTCAATAGATGCTTCGATTTGTCTTAGACGAATAAGATTTTCAGAAACATTATCTTTCTGAAGTCTAAGAGCTTCTGCTTCTGCTTTTGCAGTTGCGATCTTCTGTTCAGCTTCAACCTGGATTCTCTTAAGATCGTTCTGAGCTTTAAGAGCCTTCTGCTCTGCTGTCTGCTTTTCCTCAATAGACTTGGAGAACTCAGGAGAAAATTTAAAGTTAACGATTGAGAAAGCATCAACGATAATATAATAATCTTTTAGTCTTTTAGAAAGATGATCTTTTGTTTCTGTCGAAACAATTTCTCGTTTATTGATCAGCTCAACAGCTGTATATTTTGCAGCAACTGCTTTAATAACTTCCTGAACTGCAGGATCAATAATTCTATCCTTATACTCTTTACCAATATTCTGATAAATCCAGTTTACTTTATCAGGTTGAACGTGATAGTTTAGAGCGATAATAGAATGAGTATCCTGCAAGTCCTTAGAAGCTGCCGCAGCTTCAACCTGAGACTTCTGAATCTGCGTATCCATCTTTACAATAGACTGAACAACTGGAGTTCTGAGATTGATTCCTTCTCCAAGAATCCTGTCATCTACAGCACCAAAATTAAGAACTACACCACGATGTCCAGCAGGAACCATTACAATTGGATTGAAGAAAAGCAATCCAATTAGGCAAGCAACGACTACATATGTAATAATTGCTGCTTTTGAAGAGAACATACTTTTCACTGTTGCTTGGGGGTTACTTTCAAAATTGTCTGCGAATTTGTTGATTCTATTTCCAAAAGCCATGATTCACGATTCTCCTTCTTCGGATAGATTTTTATAATTTCATCAAAGTTAACTGGTTTAAAATCCCACACATCCACACTAACATTAATCATTATGTCTTTTTCATTCCATACAATAAACCTCCCTTTTTCATGTATGTGACCACAAATTATTATGTCTACATCTTCCTTTAGTTTATCGAAGTCTCTTACATACCTTGGCCAATGACACATCAAAACTTTGTAACCATTTATTTCTTTTACTAAAAATCCACGTCTACTTCTAAATGGATTTACTCGATCATGATTTCCTTGAATGAAAGTAAACCTTCCATTCATTCTTGGATAATATCTGGCATAATCACCACCAAATTGAAAATCACCCAAGAAATAGACTTCATCATCTGGTGCAACCATTCCATTATGATTATTAATAATCTTTTCATCCATTTCTTTACTTGATTGAAATGGACGGTTACAATATCTAATTATATTGAAGTGATTTAAATGATAGTCGGATACAAACCAAATCATATATACCATGTCCGTTTAAAGAATTTAATTTTAAATAAAAATGTTACTGTCGATCTTCCACCAGGAGATGGATAATTATCAACTAAAGCTGTTCTCCATCCCCTTACTTTTATAACTTTACATGGTTCATCAATCGAGTTAACTAACCTCTTTTTCCATATCCATGTAAATAGTTTTATTTCATATTCCTGCTGCAATTGTGTTACTAGTTGCCAATACTCTTGCATAAGACTCGTTTTCCCAATTTTTTATTTTTTCTTTTCTTTCTCTTATATCATCTTCAAATACAAACCGCCAGAATGTTCGTTTAGAAACTACATTATCAATCTTTTCTTTTCCATACTTAGAACACAACTTTTCATAAAGTCTTATAGTATGGTCATCTCCTTCACTTCTTGATGGAATTCTAACTTTCCAATGAACTCCTTTAATATTAGTAACCCAATCTAATTTTTTGAGTCCACCACAATGAGGACAATCACCCCTTTTGTTTACTGGATAATAATAGTATTTATTTCCTGTCCCATTACATAATCTACATGTATATAATGGATTACAAATATTTTCTTCCATCGAATCCATTTTTAACGCCTTTCCACATTGTTGCTATAGCATCTGACATATGGATTGATTCTTCATGTGTGCATTTAACTATCCAGTCATAAATATAGTCATGTTTATTTAAATTATTACATATTTTTCTTATTGCATCTTCTACAAATATAGGATTCTCCGCAGCCAGTCGTGCAATCTCTTGCTCATCAACGCGCTGTATAACGGCATATGGGAGTGTTTTGATGGAGTTCTCAACCACACCAATAATTTCCTCCAACCATATAATATTGGGCGGAATAACTTCAACAAGAACCTCTGCAAAGGACCTTTGGGCATGAGGATAACCCACTGAACCATTTTCATTGAGATGACCACACAAAGAAGCACTACATGGGCAATAGGAAGCATATTGGATTTTTGCTTTTTGAAAAAATCTAAATTCATTTCCATGTAACCAACCTTCAAACATACAAGGATAATATTGTGGAAACACCCAACTACTCTTTGGAGATTTCTTCTGAATAGGAAGAAGAAAATCAAATCTAATTGAACTATTACAAGAATTAGTTTCAACTTCAACTTTAAATCTTTCCAAAATTTCTTTAATCAATTTATGTTTTAATGGTTTATCAAGATATTCCATTAATGTTCTTAGTAATTTAGACATACTGATTCCCTTTAAGTTTGGTTTCAAATCAGTAGCCATTGTAATATTTGCAACCATTTCATGTCTTCCGCCATACATAGAATCTAAAAAGAATGGTGCTTTAACGTTTTGAACACCAACAGAATTTATATACAGAGGAAACTCTGGAACTTCTGAATGTTGAATATCGGGCAAATCATTGATTTTATTCAAGATTTTTCCTCCTGTTCGATTATTGTTTTTATACTATCTCTAATTTGCTCTATAGATGGAAATTTATTAAACATAGAATATCTAATAAATTTCCATCCTTGTTCTTCAATTTTCTTTTGCCTTCTAAAATGATAATCTATATGATCCTGTGTATCAAAATGATACCATCCATCATATTCAATAGCAATTTTATACTCAGGAATTGCAATATCTAATAAGTAATTTAAAACTTGATGTTGAAATTCACAATTTGGATATATGATTTGGACTAAAGATCTAAGTTTAACTTCATTTTTAGAAGGATTTTTCTTAAATTTTAACATATATAATGCCTGACCATTAAGCATTCTTAATCTTAAATTATCAGAAAATTCTTTAGATCTTTTTTTTCCAGTTAATGATATAATCTTTTTTCTAATTGTTTCTTCTGATTGCTTTTTTCCTCTTGTTCTATCCCCAATCTTTTTCTTCTCTTCATCAGTTAATTTTCTTCCTTCTTTTCCTCGTAATTTAGATATTCTTTTTTCAACTAGATCTTTTGATTGTTTCTTTCCTGAATGAGATATACTACTTATTTTTCTAAATCCTAAACATTTATTTGTAGTTTGACTACAACACCACTTACCATTCTTAAACTGATGTTTTGCTTCCTGGTCACACCCATACTCACACAGGATCACGGGTTTCTTCCCTGTTCATTTTTCCATACTTCAAACAAATCTAGAATATAAATGGCAAGTAATTTTGCCATATTCTCACATGAAATTTGTCCTAGTTCTAACATCCTTAATCTTGGAATAAGAGCTTCTACAATTTCTTTTTTTTCCATTACAATACCTCACGGAACTATCATATCTTTTATATAACAAATAAGATCGTCAGCTTTTTTCTTTTGATAGTTATCCCACGATACCTTATCCTCCCAAATCTTTCTACAAACTTCACAATCTGATGTTGGAGGACGTTTTGGTTTAATATACTTTGGATGTTTTTTACATTTCATGCATCTCTCCGATCATACATAAATACTTTATACTCAGCTCTGTGATTAGCTATGCGAAGGAAGTCTACTCCACATCCGTAATGTTCTACTAGCGATTCGACATACTTTTGACTTGAGTAGACTTCCTTCGCTTTCTGCTCTGGTATCTCTTTAGGAATTTCGATACTCAGAGTAAAATAATATCCTTTTCCCATGTTACGACCCCAATAATTTTTTAATAGCAGGATTTTCTAGACAAAGAGAATCAGTTTGTGTAATTGGCATTGTACTAGTTTTATAAAGACCACACCAATCACACTTATAATAACCTGGATGATCCTCTACCCAATAATGAGAATTAAATATCCAATCAGCTATTGATCCTGCCAACTTATCCTCTTCCCTGAGCACATATCTGTTTGCTACTTTCTTCCACATTTTCTAGTTCCATAAACAAAAGTAGTATTTTTTGAATAGTTCCCAACCTTCTTCATACCGCTTTATTTCTTCATCTGTCATGATATGATGGGGATCATCTGGTTCATCATATTTTTTTACCATGTCCTGACAGAAAGACAAATGCTGTTGAAATTTCTCTTCTGTTTTAAAATCTTCTCTTTTAACAATATACCATGTACTTGCACTCAGTTTTTTATTTACATCAAATGTCCAAGAAATAGTATCAAGAATTGAGTTCCATTTTTTAACACATTCTTCTTCAATTTTTTTCTGTCTTTCTTTATCTTCATCACATGGATCATAATTATCAGGAAGAACCATAGTCGGAAATCCATAAGTAGTTTCTTTCAATTCTTTAATACTTGTACTAATAACAGTAGAAAAATAGTCATGAAGATCCCAAACATCAATTTCCGACCATCCCTTTTTACCACGAATGAAAAAACACTTTAACCTTCTGATTTGCCATCTAATTTCAGATGGTTTAAGATGAAATAAGATCTTAAACCAAATCCAATCCCATACGTGGTTATACCATTTTTTCGCCAATCTTTTTCTCTCCCACTCAGCTTCCATTTCTTCCCATGTCATACCTATATTTTTATCTTCAATCATATTTATTCCCTTTTAGCAACTGAAATTTTAGTTGCTTTTTCTTTTCCAACTGTTACTTCAATTTTCTTATCTACATCTTCTTTAGTTCCAAGCCCATGAAATTCCACTGTTTCTGAGTCAGAATATTTAGGTACTAATCCTAGTTGATTTGTTAAAGTATCTTCAATTTCTTTTGTTAATTCTTTTTGTGAAATTGAGATTACTAGTTCTTCTCGATCTTCTTTCATAATAAATCTCCTTGTCAGTCTATCCCTACATCTTTTGAGTAAGCAATATCTATATTACTAACTAACATTTTTCCATATTGCTCTTTTAAGATTGCTTTAACGAACCTGATGTCTCCAATTCCAACAAATTCTGTTGAACCACAACCAGTAGAATTTAGTTCAAAATTCATATCATTAAGAAAAAAATCCTCCATACTAGGAGAATAATAACAATCAGGAATACTAATTATTATTTGTTCGTTTTTCATTTTTTAACCTCTTTTCCAAAGCTTTTCTACATACCTTACAATTATCCGGGCTGTTATTATTTCCTTGTTCAAGATTTTTTGGTGTTGAGAATAACATCCATCTTTTACAAAGAGATTTTCCATCAACAAAGTAATGCCACTTTGGAGAATTATATATCCAATTCCATCCTTCATTGTGTTTTTCTTCTACTGGTTCTCTGCTAGTCATCAATTGACTTTCTTGCTTCTCTATATTTTTTGAGATCTCTTCTGAACTCATTTTCCCTCTTTTTCTTTTCTTCTTGTTTATAGTTAATTGCACCATCTACAACCCATGTCACGTCGTCTAGAGCAAGTCTACCAGTAGACCCCTCAATATATGCTACAAAATAACAATCATCCGTTTTAATAAGAACTTTGGATGGCATGAGTCGTGTTTCAAACGTATCTTGTGTAAGAATTTCAAATTTTCCAATTTCAGATTCTATTCTCTGTCTATCCAGTAGCAATTTCTCTTCTACTATTCCCATTTAAACCACCAACTTTCCCCCAGCTAAATTCTCTTGCACTAACTTTTGTTACTGAGAATGCAATTCTCCAAACTGTTTGTAAATCCAAAACATCGACTACA